TTTTCTTACCTGTAAGTATAACAGTACCAATAGCACCAGTTCCTACACAACCAGTCTCATTTATTGATATATCAATTAAGATTGTTCCTAAAGCACCAGTTCCAGCTTGTCCTGTTACATCTGCACCAAAGTTAAAGCTAGATGTTGGTAAACTCTCAACAATACCTGTGCCTTTTATACCTATACCTTTTTGTGAATTTTCAATTCTACTTGCAAAAATATCAGTATTAAATCCTACAACAAAACTAACATTCTCAGGGTCATTGTCTGGTCTTGGTTGGAATAATGCAGTTGCATCTATGACATTTTTGGCTGGTGTTAGTTGAGGATGTTTAGGATCAAACTCACTAGGCTCTACTCTTAGGTTATCGTAGGTGGTTTTTAAATCAGTATAATTGACTTTAAAGCCACTTATGTCACTTATTGCCTTTGATTTTTTACCACTTGCGTATCTTGCCATTATGTTAAGTTCAATGCTGTTGGTTGTACTCTAAGACTTACACCATCATTATCTGATGATGCTGCAAAACTATAAGCTCTTTCATACATTTCATTTAATAATTGAAATTTCTCTGGTGCATATTTCATTGATAGTTTTGATGCTAATCCTGCACAAATAGTATCACTCCATCTATAAGGTACATCTGTATCTTGATTTGATGCAGTAACATCTTCTTGTTGGTTCATACCCCAATACACTAAAGATAATGTGGATACATTAGGTACTGACCATAAATAGACAACAGGAGTATATTGCCTATCAAGCATAAATTGACTTGGCTTACCTGCATTTGTCTTGCTAGGTATTTGATTATATTCTTGTAATGTAATTCTATTTATTATTTGGTCTGTGCCTGATGAACTATCTCTTATTACTGCATCTAAAATATCAATAGTACCTACAGGCAAAGTGTAATTATCTGTGCCACTAACTAAAGTTATTATGTTTTGAGCAACTGTCCAATAATTAATACCACGATTGGAAAATTCAGAAAATAATAAGTTTAAACTTCTTCTAGCAGACTTAGCTTGATCACCAGTTCTTGTTTGTGCATCAATACCACATCTTTCGTAAGATTCAGTTATTATTTCCTCAACATTAGGTCTAAATGCTACTGTTTCAGATGTTGCCATTAATTCACCTTATGCAAAAAATATGTTAGCTAATACAACTGTAGCAACTGTGTATGCAATAGCCAAGCCACTACCAAACAAAATACCTTCGTCTGGTATTGTATTATCTATAGTTGTATTATCAGTTCCTATTGTCTGTGCCTTAAAAATAATAGTTCCATCTTCTGGAGTGCCATTGTAAAAGTCAACTAGACCTGCTGTTCCAGCAGACACAATTGAGTATCCTTTCATCCTAGTACGACCACCACCTGCGACTGCACTTGCACATAATGAACCAGAGCCTACTGTAATGTTTGCTGCATATTTTGCAGAACATTCTACAGCACTAACTGTTAAAAATAGTTTTTCACCTGCTACTGCTTCTGCTGAACCTGTTGAAGTTATAACTTCTGTAATAGCATTACCAAAAACATCTGTACCAGTTATTGTGCAAGTCTTAGCATTATCACCAGTACCAGTAGTTGTAACAGTTACATTTCTTGCACCACCACCTAAGAAAGTCGTGTTAGCCATTGTTGCTGAAGTGTCTGGTCTAGCTGCAGTTACTAGTCTATCTGCATCTGCTGCATTTTCATCAGCAATAAATTCTACTTGTACATCACTTTGAACGCCCATTTAATTCTCCTTGTAAAAGTGGGGGAAATTAATCCCCCATTAAATTTTATTCAAATAATGTTCTACTTATGCATTGATAATGAACATCCACTGCTTCTGCTGCCGCTGCACCTGCTTCAATACCAATATAAGGTATTAAATCAACATCGTCAGTCATAGCACCAGACTTGGTTGTACCACTTGTTACAGCAGTTCCACCAGTAGATCCTGATGTACTTGTTATATTATACTGTATACCATCAACAAAAATAGATAACTTTCTAGCAGAATCTATTTCAATTTTAAGATGATATATAGTATTTGCTGCGACTGTTATTGGTAACGCACTAATAAAATCAGTTCCACCTATACTATGTATAAAATGCCATACTGTAAAATCTGTAAATGCTTCAGAGTTTGTCGCATCTGTTTGAAACTTAAAGTATGCTTGATCAGCATCAGTAGCTACAAGTTGGTCATTTGTTAATTTAAGACCTGCCCATAACTTTTGATTGTCAATAGCATTTGTGTTTATGGAACATTCCCAAACTGTTTGGTTTTCTGTTCCCCAATTTGTACCATGCCATGCAGTAGCACCATCTAAATGTGGTGCAAGTATAGCTTGGTCTTCGTCAGCAGTTGCAGTTGTAAGAGTTATACCTGCTGCAGTAGCGTTTCTTGTTGATAATGCACTAGTCATGTTTGTACCAAGAACTTCAAAGTTTGCATTAGCACCATTGTTAGCTACGATACCTAATGGAATAACTTTTGCTGTTAAAGTAGCTGAACCTAGATCAATAGCACCACCAGTAAAGTTTCCTAAACTAACTGTCACAACATTTGCTGCAGTTACAGTCGCTGTAAGAGTAAGGTCAACTGTATCAACACTTAAAGAAGCAGTTGCAAAGTCACCAAGTGCTGCACCAACTACTGCTATATCTTCAATTAGTTCATTACCATCACCAATAGAAGCAAAGTCTTTAGTTTCTGCACCTATAAGAAAGCCATTGATTTTTGGTAGGTTGTTAAAATATTCGTCTAGATAGTATCTGCGAGTGTCTTTTGCTGCATTACCATGTAATGTTCTGTCTTGTATTAGTCCACTAGTTGTATCTTTACTAATTAGTTTAAGACTATCTTGTGATCTTAACGGACCACTAAAAGTTGAAGTACCCATGTCATTCTCCTTGTCTTGGGTTAGTTTGCATAATTGCAATCAAGGTTAAAAAGAAGAGGGTGGGAATCAAACAACCCTCTTCTCTGTTAGTTGTTAGGCTGCACCCTCTGTGCCAAAAATACCACGCCAGTCAGTAAAACCAAAAGAATATCTTTCTCTTACTTTATAACGTACATTTCCTGTCTCAAAGTCACCTTCCATGCCTTTTTTCATAGCACTTCTTTGGAACATTTTAAGACCATCAGGAACATCAGTCTTGATAAAGAATTGATCACTATCTGTTAATCGTCTCATCACATGATAACCTTGTGGTAAATAACCACCAGATTTAATTGCGTTAAGATCATTATCAGATGTACCAGTTCTTAATTGACTTTCTAGTAATCTTTCTGCAACGAAAGTATAAGCAGTAGGAATAATTAACATTGTTCCTTGTGCTGCGATCCTAAGACCACGATCATCTTTCATGTCTGCAATATTAATCAAGATACTTTCTAATGAAGTTTCTGATAAATCTGCAGCAGTTGCCAAAGTGTTACTTTGATTGCCATTTTGAGTTGGGTGTGCTGTATTTAATAGTGATACACCATCTCCACCTGCCGTACTAGTTGCGTTATTTAGTACATTTGCACCTTTAATCTCTTTGGTTGTTGCCATTGATCTAGCAAGTGCTTTTGTATAACGTGAAGCGATAGAACCATACAGACCATCTTCTTCAGCTTCTTCTGTAACAGAAAACGCCAAAGCAATTGTGTCATGTGAGTATCTAGCAGTCCATTGTTGGGATGATGAGTCATAAGATACACCAGAACCTTCGTCTTTTGTAGGTGCTGCTCCAAATCCTGTTAACAATACATCTTCCTCAAATGCTTTTTGAGAAGTATTGCTTTCAAAGACCTTTGCATACTCTGGTGGATAACTATCATATTCTAAGCCGAACAAGGTATTCAAACCTGGCTCAAGCATTTTTGCAAATTGTGCTCTATTCATTGCCATTGTCTAAATCTCCCTATATTCCAGCACTATCTTTGAGCAGATGCTCATTGATAAGTACTTCCATTATTGCATTTGCACCCAAGGCATTATCTGGTGATTCATACAAAGATATAATCTTTGCAGTCGCAGTTCCAGCAGCCATAGTACCTGATAACTCAAAGCCCGATTGTCCTGTAGTAGTAGAACCAGCACCAGCAACAAGATCAGCACAGTTTCCTATGTTTGTTTGTGCAGTAGTACCAGCAGACTGTGCTTTAAATACAGTATAAGGATCATCATACACATATGCTTTTATATTTGTAGCAGTCGTGCCTGATGGAAAGTATTGTGCGTAGACGAAAGAGCCATCTGTAGCAGTATAAGATACACCAGCGAAAACACCTATGTTATTTACTTCTCCAGCAGTGTGAGGAGTTATAACCCCACCTGATGTTATGATAACTACGTCACCTGTAAAGATGTTTTCAGCTAATCCAGAAGTAATTGTATAGACGTTTGCACGAGAGTAACCATTACCACTTAGATGACGAATAGGTGTTAACCCAAAAGCAGCATCAACGTTTGCCATTTTTTTATTCTCCTAAGTAAAATTAATCGTTCATGGCAGACACTTGCCTACCACCACTAACTGAACTTTTTCTTTCTTGATAGATTTTTTGTCCAGTTCTATTCTCTAATGCGTTCAGATCACCAGAAAGAGATTCGTTTT